AAATGAGCGCATCCGATGTTCGAAGCGTGAGCCCGGTGGTCCTGCTGGCTCCGATTGACTGCGCCGACACTTCAGCCGCCACCGGCTCCTGGGTCGATGTCCGCACCTACGAAGGCGACGTTGCCGTTATCCAGACGGTTGGCGTGGTCACTGCCGGCACCATCGTCGGCAAGATCCAGCACGCCAGCGATGGCAGCGGCACCGGTGCTGCTGACCTGACGGGCGCCGCGTTCTCGTCGGTCGGCACGTCCACCGACAACAGCGTGCAGAAGATCGCCTTCAAGGCCAGCGAGACGATGGGCTACGTCCGGTATGTGGGCACCATCACGACCGGCCCGGCGCTTGTTGGCGCCACCCTGCTGGCTCGTCTCGACACGGTGTGAGCGTGACACGTGGCATTCACCGAGGACCTGACGCAGTTCTTCGATACTGACGACTTCGGAGTCGCGGCCACCATTGGCGCGGCGACGGTCAACGGGATCTTCGAGAACCAGTTCCTCGGTGCGCCAGGTGAGGCGCCCGTCGCCGGCACTGCTCCGACGTTCACCTGCCGCACGACTGACGTCTCGTCGGTCGTGTCCGGCACTTCCACTGCCGTGATTAACTCCGTGACCTACACGGTTGTCGGCATTCACCCGGATGGCACGGGCGTCACCACGCTGATCTTGAGGCGGTAATGGCCGACCATCGGGCGGAGAACATCATCGCCGCCGTCGTGACGGCCGTGACCGGTCTCACCACGACCGGCGCTCGCGTGTACCGCGGTCGCCGCTACGAGTTGGACGTGGATGCGTCCCCATCCCTTTGCGTCTACCTCGGCCCCGACCTTCCGTTGAGCGGCCCCGGCGATTCGCCGCTGGCGTATCAGGACAGCGAGTTGACCGTCTACATCGAGGGCGTCGTGAAGGACAGCACGACCGCGGTGGCGACGACGCTGAATCAGATCAGGCACGAGGTCGCTGTGGCGCTGAACGCCGACCACACGCAGGGGCTGGCCTACGTGCACAACACGACCGAGGGCGAGACGCTTCTCGACATCGGCGTGGAGACTGACAAGCCTGTCGGGCGGATGCGCACCGCCTGGCTGTTCCTGTACCGCCGTCAGCGATACGTGGCCTGACCATGGCAGACCATCGCGCCGAGGACATCGTCACCACCATCGTGACGCAACTCACCGGCCTGGCTACGACCGGATCGCGTGTGTTCCGCGACCGCGAATACGAACTGTCCGAGGCGGAACTGCCGGCGCTGCTGGTCTACATGGTCTCGGACAATCCCCGGCAGCCGTCGATTCTCGCGGCGCCCGGCCTGCTGGACTGCGAGTTGCGCCTGATTGTCGAGGCGGTCGTGAAGTCGTCGGCCGCGCAGGTCGACACCACGCTGAACCAGATCCGCTATGAAGTCTCGCAGGCGCTCCACGACGACGTGACGCAGGGCCTGACGTACGTCATGCACACGGTCGAGGGCATGGCCGTGCCAGAACTGCAGCCGGACGTGGACCAGATGGTCGGCCGGCTGCGGATGGACTGGACGGTTCTTTATCGCAGGACTCTAGCGTCTCCGACTCCGCCAGGCCCCATCAGTTGCGCCTACCCGCTGGATATGCAGCAGGTAGAGTCTTCATACCCACTGATGGCCATGTCGAATAGCGACACGACCGGCACCATCACGATGGAAGGCGATCTGGTCTCCACGGTGATTTACGTCGCTGCGCCTACCGGTGCGTTCGTTGGATCTGCGGCAGAGTTTGACTTCACGTCAGGCAAGAAGGCGGTCGGGTTCCTATTCGACGTTGATGCGGCGGTTGATGCAAGCACCCCAGCAGAAGTTGCCTACGAGATTGACGGGTCGGCACTCGACTTCGGTCTGTCGCCACTTGCCGTGATCCGCGTTTCTGCAATGCGTGACGGGACTTTCCGCGTGACGGTGCTGCGCGCCGGTTTCGCGGTTGTTCACACGACTTCGGGCCTTGCAACCTGCCCGGCGTGGGGGGTTCTTGTCCTTGATGGTGATGCCGGGACATTCCGCGCATACCTGCCGTCAGGAGAGTTGTCGCTCTCCGCGAACACCTTTACGCCATCCAGCGCCATCGTGATTCTCTCTGGAAGTGAGCGCGGTGTATCAGACGCCGGCAATGCTGGCAGGACAGCCTCGGCAACCTCGGTGACGCAGGCGGAAGATATTCCAGGCACCGGCTATGCGGTTGGGGTAACCGACCCGTGTGGGAACATCATCTGACTGATGCAGAAAACGCAATGCCCCGGCTGTGATGTGGCGGGGAAAATGAACCAGCCGCGCGCCGCGCGCAGGAGAACGTCATGCTGAAAATCCGCACCCTGATGCTGGCCGAGACCGAGGTCAGCTACAACACGGACCCGACCCCGACCGGCGGCTCGAACGCCATCCTCGTGGAGAACCTGCAGTGGTCGCACGAGGCCGTCCGCCGTCACGAGCGCCCCGGCGTGAAGCCGACCATGGCGCCGCTCAAGAGCCTGCACGGCGGCTCGCTGATCGGCCTGACCTTCGACGTGGAGATCAAGGGCTCCGGCTCTGCCGGCACTGCCCCGGAGTATGGCCCGCTGCTGCAGGCCTGCGGCTTCGAGGAGACCATCGTCGCGTCCACCTCGGTGACCTACACCCCGACGTCCGATCCGTCCGAGCACAAGTCGGTCACGATCTACGTATACGAGGACGGCACGCTCTACAAGGTCACCGGCTGCCGCGGCTCGTTCACCATCGACCTGACCACCGGCGCCGCCGGCAAGTTGTCGTTCAAGATGACCGGCCACCTGTACGCGAAGAGCGACACGTCGATGGCGTCCCCGACGTTCTCGTCGGTTGTTCCGCCGGTGTGCCTGGGTGCGTCGTTCGCGGTCGACTCCTACTCCGCGATCATCAGCAAGCTGGCCATCGATCCGGGCATCACGGTTGCCACGCCTGACAACCTGTCGGCCTCCGACGGTTACGGCGAGATCCGCATCACCGGCATGGCGCCGACGTTCACCATCGATCCCGAGCAGACGGTTCTGGCGACCTACGACTGGATCGCCAACTGGCAGGACAACAGCACGGGCGCGATGACGACCGGCACCATCGGCAGCACGGCGGGCAACCGGTACACGATCACGGCCCCGGCTGCGGTCTACACCGAGATCACCAACGGCGACCGCAACGGCATCCTCACGCGCGAAGTGAAGGGCATGCTGGTCGATACGACCGGGGACAACTTCTTGGCCATTGCGTACACCTGACCGGAGCCACCATGGCACTGCGCGCCGCATCACCGTTTGCCCCCTTCTGGTTTACGCCGGAAGGGCAGGAAGGCGAGCCGACCCGCTTCCAGATTCGCGGACTGACCGGCATCGAATTGAGCGAGGTCAACTCGGAAGCGAAACCCGACATCGAGAACAAGTCGATGAAGTTCGGCGCCGCCGCGATGCGCGCCGCGCTGGGCTACGCGCTGTCGGGCTGGGAGAACTTCCTCGACACCGATGGCAACCCGCTGCCGTTCGGTGCTGACCGAGCGGCGAACATCAGCCGGCTGCCGTTTGAGGTGATCGGCCAGTTGTTCGCGGAGATCCTCAAGGCCTCGAACGTCGGCGGGGAACAGGCAAAAAACTGACCATCGCGGTGGTGGTGGCGCACAACCGCGAGAGCTTCAACTGCCAGAACTGCCGGTTCCACCGGCACTGCGACGACAGCAACCCGGCGCCGTTCCCGATGTGGGTGATCCCCGAGATCGGGCTGGAGAGCAGGACCTGCCTGCTGCCGCAGGTGACCGAGGAGGCGCGCGACATGCTGCACCTGTACCGCCACTACAAGAACGGATACCTGCCGCGAGCTGGCGGGATTCTCGACCAGCCGGCGGTGTTCATGGAGTCGATGGCGCTGATCGACGCGGTCGTGTCGCGCGAAAAGGCGAAGGGGGATTGATCGATGGCCATCCGTGAAGAGGCCGCCACGTTCGTCATGTCCGCATCGGACGAAACTGCCCGCGCTTTCAACTCCGTCAACAACCGGATCAAGGAAGTCTCCAGCAACACCGAAGCCATCGCCAAGGTGTCGAAGGTAGGCTTCGCCCTATTCGTCGGTGGCGAGTTGCTGGAGGGCGTGCGCAAGCTGGGCCGGGCGATGTTCGACGTGAACAATGCCACCAACAAGATCGACGCCCAGCGACTCCAGGGCATGCACAACGCGATGGAGAAGGCGCAGGCGTCCTTTGCCGGCGTGGCCGCGACCATCGGGTCGAAACTGGCCCCGATCCTTGAGGCCGTGGCGAACTGGTTTGTGAAGCTGATCGGCGACGGGGAGGGCTTCAAGGAATCATTCAACGCCGTATTCGCCGGCTTGGTGCGCGCCGTCGGGGTGTTTGCTGACGCATGGCGCGGCATCGAGGTGGTGTGGGAGGGGCTCAAGCTGTCCTTCCACGGCTTCCGACTTGCCGTCGTCACCGGAATGCAGGCACTCGATAAGATTCTTGTGGACGTATCGAACAAAATACCAGGCGTGCATCTTAAATATAGCGAGTCGCTCAAGGGGGCTGCTGCCGGTGCGCGTGAATCTGTTGATCAGGCAAAAGCGAAAATTCATGAGCTGATGATGAAGCCCCTGCCGTCGGCGATGATGCAGGACGCTGTGGCGCAGTTCGACAAGATGACCGGCGCCGCGGTGAAGTTGACGAAGGAGCAGCAGAAGGCGCGCGACGAGGCGGCCAAGTCATTGGCGAAAGCCCGCGAGCAGCAGGAGAAGGAGCAGGACGATCTGCTCAATTCATCGTTCGACAAGATTCAGAAGGAGAACGATCAACTGGCCCGGTTCAACGAGCAGAAGGCCGCATTGCAGGCTGACGCCGACAGCAAGGCGCAGGCCGACCGCGTGAAGGATATGGGCCAGTTCGCGTGGATGGAGAAGATCAAAACCGACCTCGCGGTCAAGTCGATGAAGGGCCGTATTTCTGCCGCGCAGGGGTTGCTCGGCATGGCTGCCAACCTGATGCAGTCAGACCGCAAGAAGGAATTCGAGTTCGGCAAGAAGGCCGCCATCGCAAACGCCTACGTGGAGATGTTCAAGGGCATCGCGATGGCGTGGGGATATGGCCCGGTTCTTGGAACCATCTACGCGGCGCTCGTCTACAAGAACGCGATGATGAACATCCGGCAGTTGAAGTCGCAGCAGTTTGCCGGCGGCGGCGCGGCCAACGTCGGCGCGACGGCCGTGATGCCGGTGGATTCGACCGGCACACCGACAGGAAGCCCGGCCGTGCAGGAGGCGCCGATGCTGCCGCAGTCGTCCAGCTCAGGCGGCCCGGCGCGCCAGGTATTCCTCACCGTGCAGTCCGACTCCGGCATGGTCTCGATGGAGTGGGTGCGCAACCAGTTGGCGCCCGTGATGAATGAAGCAGCCGGCGACGGCGTGAAGTTTGTGGTGACGTGATGGCGACCGACTACCCAAAGTGCTTGTTCGACTCCCGCCTCGACGACGGCACCCCTGCCGCCTCGACGACGGCGACCGGCTACGACGTGCTCAACCTGCGCGATTGGCGCCCGTACACCGCGTGGCAGCCGACCGCTCTGCCGGCGACGGTGACGGTGGACTGCGGCAGCGCGCAGGCGGCGGACTATTGGGTCATCTACGGCCACGACCTCTACACGCAGGGCTGCACCATCGAACTGCGCGGCAGCACGGACAACTTCGCGGCGAGCAACGTCCTCGTCGATACGGTCACGCCAAGCAGCAATGACGCCTTCGTGCGGCACTTCGCCAGCGTGTCCTACCGGTACTGGCGCCTGCGCATCACCGGCGGCGCGACGATGCCGAGCATCAAGATCGCGGCGATGGGCGTGGCCTTCGATATTCCCATGTACCTGTCCAGCGGCTTCGACCCGCTGGGCCGTGATCCGATGGGCGTCCTCAACCGCAGCGAGGCCGGGCACCCGCTCGGCAGGACCGTGCAGTGGGAGCGCTGGTCGCAGCGGCTGCAGTTCGAGCACCTCACGTGGACGTGGCTGCGCACATCGTGGGTCGATGCGTGGGAGGACCACATCCGCGACGACCCGTTCATCTTCCAGTGGGACCAGAGCGGGCACGCCAGCGAGATTTACCTGGTCAACGTGGAGGGCGGCTTTGACGCGCCGCACGTCCCCGGCGGGTATTGCACGCTGTCGTTCTCGGTGTCCGGCGTGGTGGTATGAGCGACTTCTCGCGCATCCCCGTCTTCACGCTGGACATTGACCTGCCGTGGTGCGGCAACACCTACGGGGTCGCGCCCTGCACGGCGTCCGGCCCGTCGGGGAGCGAGTGCTACCACTCCTACCGTACCTGTCAGGACAAGGCCAACTTCGACAAGACGGCCAAGACGGTTTCACTGTGCACGCCCGGAGCCCCGCTGCCGGCTGACGTGCAGTCGCGCCCGTACATCAAGAAGGACGGCGTGCAGTTGTCGCCCACGGAGATCGACCCCTACAAGGGCCTCGCGGTGCGCGCGTCCGCCACGGTGGCGTGTCAGGACGAGCCGTGCCCGGATCATGAGTTCGACCCGTATCACGCGACCCGCGCCTCGGTTGCGGGCGGTTCCTTCTGGTCTCGATTGCTGGCCCGGTTCCCGTACAGCAACCTGCCGGCACGGTTGAAGCGCGCCTACTTCACCGACGGCTGGGATGCTGGCGACTTCACCACCGAACACTACATCATCGAGTCGATCACCGGCCCCGACTCGAGCGGCAACGTCCAGATCAAGATGAAGGACCTGCTGCAGCTGTCCACGAAAAAACTCGTGCCAGCCCCGACGCCGGGCAAGTTGGCCGCGGTCCTCGGCACCAACGACCTGTCGATGACGCTGGAGACCGGCAACGGGGCCTACTACGCGGCCTCCGGCTATGTCCGGGTCGGCGACCAGGTCATCCGCTACACCAGCAACGCCGGCGACGTGCTGTCATGGCCCGACTCTACCTACCGCAGCCAGTTCGGCACGACGGCGGTCGAGCAGGCCATTGGTGACGGGGTTCAGCAATGCAAGGTCTACAACAGCGGCGAGCGCGTGCACGAGGTCATTCAGGACCTGTGCAACGAGTCCGGCATCGATGACGCAAACATCGATCTGGCCGGCAACGAGGCTGACGATGACCAGTGGCTCGGCGTGCGGTATGAGCTCAATGACTGCTGCCTATCCGAGCCGACGCAGGTTTCCGTCTACCTCGAGGAGTTGGGCCAGCAGACCGGCGGGGCCATCTGGCTCGACCCAGAAGCGCAGAAGGTCAAGTACCGCTACATCGGCCCGCAGTCTCCGGCGGCACTCGTCGGCAGCACACTGACACGCACGGCTAACCTGATCGACGGGCAGACCCGAATCCAGCCGCAGGATGGCCTGCGCCTCACCCGGGCGGCGGTCTACTACAGCCTCGTCACCGCCACCTCGAACACGCGCGAGGGGAAGAACTACCTCCGGCCGGCGCTGTTCATCGATGCCGATGCCGAGAGCGACAACGAGTACGGCGACGTCCGCGACCAGGTGATCTACTCGCGCTGGTTCACGGCCGACAACGATCTGGCCATGCAGGGCTTCATTGCCCGCCGGGTTGGGCGTTACCGGGATGTGCCGCGGAACATCGAGTGCAAGGTGGACCCGAAGGACGCCGCGGTGCGCGAGGGCGACCTCTACGACGTCACGACCGCGCAACTGGTTGCTGCTGATGGATCGACGCAGGCGGTCAGGTGTCTGGTGGTCAAACGGAAGGACAACGGCAACGGCGTGGACCTGACGCTGCAGACGACGAACTTCACCCGCCGCTACGGGTTCATCGCGCCGAACGGCACGAGCGACTACCCGGGCAACGACGGCTACGCCTGCATCTGCCTGAACACCGGCAAGTTCTCCGATGGGTCTGACGGGTATCGCATCATCTGATGCGGAAAACGCAAAGCCCGCCCAAGGGCTTGGCATCAGACAATCGCTCGCATGAGCGAGCACACCATCCCGAGCAATGCGGTCATCCCGTGCCCTGCGCTGACGTTCCGCAGCCGGTTCGCTTCGGCGTGCGGTTCGTGCGATCACTTCCGCGGCGTGATCGAGGTGATCAGGAACGCCCGCGAAGGCACGCCGAGCAACGAGCGCTACCGCATCGCCTGCGCGCACCCGGTGGCTCGCCGGTTTGAACTCGTAGAGGGAGCCGCCAATGCCGGCGCCGAGTAAGAACTTCACCACCATCCCCGACTCGGACATCGACCCGGAGTCGCCGATCACGACTGGCCTGATGACCTCGTATCGGGACAACGACATTCACCTCGAGGAATGGCTCGGCGGCAGTTACACGGCGGCGGTCGATCACGACCACGACGGCGTGAACTCGAAACTGCTGCCGGGGAACATCTTCGGCAACTTGTATGCCTGGAATAATTTCGCGTGAGGTAGGCAATGGCAACGGCTCCACAATTCGTCACCACCCCGAACAAGGGGACACCGGGCAGCCTGACTGCCGCCAACACTGCTCTGGATGGCACCGGTGCGACCGGTCGCGTGCTGATCTTCACGGCTGGCGCAAGCGGCGCGGTACTTCCCGAGATTCGATTTGCTCACCTCGGAACGAACATCGCCACATTGTGCCGTGTGTTCCGCAACAACGGGTCAGACCCGGAGGTCGCTGGGAACAATGCGCTGATCCACGACATCGAGATCGCTGCGAACACGACCAGCAGCACGGCATCGGCGATATTCCCGCGGATTTCCACGAACCTTGTCCTCGGTGCCGGAGAGCGTATCTATGTGACGCTGGCCACGGCAGTCGCAGCAGGCATCAAGATCACGCCGATCAACGGTGGTGATCTCTGATGACGACGGCTCGCGGGCCTCGCGGGTTTCCGGTTGCCATCACTGGCACCGACGTCATCCTGTCGCGCGACTATTTTGTCGGCGGCGTGACGACGCGCTGGCATAAACCGCCCGTCGATGACCCAGCGCGCGCGTGTGTGTTCGTGCGTGTGCGAGCTGCAGGGGGTGGTGGTGGTGGTGGATACAACGGCGTCTCCCACGGCGGCGGCGGCGGCGGAGGCGGTGGCGGCTACAGCGAGGAATCCATTCCATATATCGACTGTCCCACGCTGCTGACGATCATGTCCGGGTCCGAAGGTCAGGGTGGTGCTTTTGCCACGGTAGACGATGGAACCGACGGTGGTGATGCGACGGTTACCGGAGAGGGCGTGTTCGTTGGCGCAACCGGCGGGAAGGGTGGGCTGGCTGGCGCTGTATCGCCGGGGTCCGCATCTGCTGGTGGTGCCGGCGGAATGCCGATGGTCGCTTCCGGCAAGACCTGCTCAATTCCTGGGTGGAACGGCGGCGACGGCGGGCAGGGATACAACACCGGCGGCGCTGCGTCTGATGGCGGGAATTCATTCTGCGGGGGAGGCGGCGGTGGCGGTGGCGCGCAGAGCGGCCAGCCGAACGGCGCTGGCGGCGTGTCTGGCAGATCTATCGGTGTTGCAACGAACGCCGGCGGAACTGGCGGAGAGGGGTCTCCAGATCCTGATGCGACTGCCGGAACAGTGTTCGGTGGAGGCGGCGGTGGTGGTGGCGCTAACCAAGACGGCGCTGATGGCGCCCCTGCGCTTGTCGAAATTCTCATTCTGCGCGAGTGGAACTCCAGTGTTTTCAGTGACAGGTTTGAGGGGTAAGGATCATGGCAGCGTCGAAACTTTCAGTTCCTCTTCTTAGCAACGCTAGCGCGACGGGAACAGCAATAGAGTGGCCAGGCGGTGACGGTCGCGTTGAGGTCAGAGGCACTGTTAGCGGCGCGACGATCACGCTGCAGGTGCAGGACTCTGACGGATCGACCTATCACACGGTCGGCACCGACACGACGTTCACGGCGCCCGGCAGCGCTGGCTTCAAGTTGGAAGCCGGCGCGATGATCCGCATGGCGGTTTCCGGCGGCTCTCCGTCGGGCCTGTACGCCACCGCCTACCGGATGTAACGCCATGCCTGCGCGCAAACTCACGCGCTCGCTTGCGATGCCGCTGTCGCGGATTCTGGTGCCGTCACCGGAGTATCGCCAGAGCAGCGGCGGCGGCGCCACCTACGCGACGTGGAACCCGCTGGATCGGTTCTCTCCGAACGCGGACCCGGCGCAGGGTAATCCGGTCCTGTCGAATGGAAACCTTACAGCACATGCCGCCGGCGGGTGGTACGCCGTGCGAGCAACTATAGGCGTCGATTCCGGGGATTGGTTTTTCGCCATCACGGTAGATGTATCTGACAACTCAAACACATACACAATGATAGGCGTCGGGACCGGCGACTGTGGCCTTGACTACGCTGGCAACGGGAACCCGTCGTCGTGGGGAATTTCCTCGCACGGGTATAACTATTACCCAGGCGGATATGCATCAAACGGCGTGACTTTCGCCAACGGCGACATAATGGGCTGCTCAATTCTGCGCAGCACGAGTCAGGCCAAGTTCTACAAGTATTCCGGCGGTTCGTGGTCGCTTGTTTACACGGCAGATATATCGGCAGAGGACGGCCAGAAAATCTACCCATATTTCTCTGTCATAGGAGGAACCGGCACCGCCAACTTCGGCGAGTCCGCATTCCAGGCCGCCGTGCCTGATGGCTGCAATGAGGGGGTGTACGAATGACGACCGTCAACATCACGTTCGACCGCGCCTGGCCGGGGCATCCTATGAAAGTTCCGGCCGGAGCAACCGTCACCGTCACCAACGCGCCAGGCTGCACGCTGCGGAACATGGCCGGCGACGCGCTGGCCCTGCCGTACACCGCTCCTTCTGACACGATAGTCAAACTGGACTGCGACACCTACACCGCGCCAATTACGGCAACTCTGGAGATTGGCTGACGTGAGCGAGCCTCAATCAACCATCGTGCAGGGCGGTGCCTCGCTCGTCGGCGGGCTGATCGTGTGGGCCGGGCCGGAGTTGGGGCCGTGGCTTGCCGTCGCCGCTGCCTCGTTCGTGGGATCGATGTGGACGCTCGGGGCTGCCGACACCGAAGACAAGTGGCACGCCGTCCTGATGCTGCTGCGCATCAACCTCACCGCCTGCGTGCTGACCGGCTGCGTTGCCGTTCCGGTCGTCAGTTACAACCTGCTCCCGCATGAATACGCGCTGCCGGCCGTGGCGTTCTGCCTCGGCGCCATCGGGGCGCACTACAAGCGACTGATCGGCTGGGCCATCGGGAAGGCTCAAGAACGGCTCGGAGGTGGCCAATGACCGCGCTCCTGCTCACCGTCATCGGCGCCGCGATGGTGCTCTATGCATCCTTCTGCCGGCTGGTGCACACCAACGCGAGGACCAGGCTGTCAGTACGCGCGGCCATCTGGTCGCTGTCGGTCGTCGCCATGCTGGCCCTGATCGGCCCGATGCTGACGCCGTGGCGGCCTGACCTGCTGCACGGCTGCCTCCTGCTGGCCTTCGCGTGGCAGTTGTGGGTCGGGGCGAGGGTGTGGCGCTACGGTGTGCCGCGCTCGTTCCAGCGGGGGCTGACGTGAACGTCCCCGCCGGCTTCGTCGTTCAGGAATTCGTCCCGCCCGACGTCTTCGCGCTGCTCGGCGACAAGGCCATCCGCCTGATCGAACCCAACGTGCTCGCCATCCTCGCGCAGATCCGCGCCGACTACGGCCCGCTGATCGTGAACAACTGGCACACCGGCGGGCAGTTCAAGTTCCGGGGCTTCCGGCCGCTTAACTGCCCCGAGGGCGCACCGAAGTCGATGCACAAGGAGGGCAAGGCCATCGACTGCCACTCCCCGCGCATCAGCGTCGAGCAGCTGCGCCGGGAAGTGATCGCCAAGGCCAAGACGCGCCATCCGATCTACAGCCTGATCGGCGGCATCGAGGACGGCGTTAACTGGCTGCACTTCGACACTCGGCCCCGGGTTAATGATCAGCTGCTGGTGTTCCGGCCGTGAACCCGAACCACCTGATAGCCCTGTGCGTGGCCGTGGGTCTGATCCTCGTCGGCGTGTGCCTCGGGTATCTCGCATGGGGCCGGCAGACGGTCGCCATCGTCGAGAAGGCAGCGGCACCGGTGTGGCACGACGACGGCAGCCTGACGGCCATCCGCGACCCGAAGGCGAAGCCTGACCTGCCCGCGCCGTCAGCGCCGAAGGGCGGCCGGCTGGTGCGCACGGTCGAGGTGAAGGTGAAGCCGGAGCCCACCCATAAGCCACCCATAACCGACCATAACCAGCCAATAACCGACGCGCCCGACTGCGCACCCGTCACCGTGCGCCTCGACCTGCACGCCTACGATGACGGCCTGCGGGTGTCGGCCATCGCCAAAGGCGGCGAGATTCTGGACGCCGTGGACATCCCGCGCAGCGAGATCTACCTCGCCCGGCCCACCCGGCACGTCATCGCGCTGGAGCGCACCGGAGACGAGACAGAGGTGCGGTATGGCCGCTCGCTGGGGGCGTTCGACATCGGGCCCACCCTGACGCTGGCTGATGGCCGGGCGCAGGTTGGCGGGTTCGTGCAGTACCGGTTTTGAAGAATTGCTGTAACCCCGTCGCCGGGGGCTTGAAACGGACGCGGGTTCGATTCCCGCCGGCTCCACCAGATGCGCGGTCCCGGACCGCGCCAGCCGCAAGGCACAACCCGTGGTGTTAGCCCACGGCCGATGTGACTGCGCATCTGATGGGGCCGACCAGGTTTCGACGTGGCAGGCTGACAGGCGAAGGCAGCACGGGAAGGCGGAACCCGTAGGGCTGGGAGATCCCGGCCGAAGATGCAAAGCGACAACTGCCAATGACGAAAGTTACGGCATGAAGCGCGCGGCCTGACGGCCCTCCACGCTTCGGGGTTTCCCGCCGGTAGCCCAAGGGGCTGCCGCCTCGCAACAGAATGCGGGATCAATTCAGCGTGTTGTGTTGGCGACAACGGGAACGGCCGCGGCGGGAAACTTCCGTGGCTTTTCTTTTCGCCAGATTGCCCCCGAGCGATCACAAGGCCTCCGCGACCCTGACCGCCGCCTCGACGATGGCGCGGCGGAGGTCGGCTGGTGTGTTGTTGACCTGAATCTGCAAATCCTCTTCGCCGTGGGCGCGGTCAACGTGGATATGACCTTTTGCCAAGCACTGCTTGAGCATGTGGATTGATACGCACGACCGCTCTAGCAGCCAGCACAGCACATCCCAAGCCTGCGCCGCGTCGTCGTGCGGGCGGAAGACGGTGCGGCGAGGATATGGGCACTTGCCGCTATCATCGCGTATAAGCACCCGCACAACGCCAGCGCCTGCGGTGTCGTCAATCTCCACCTCGTAGCCCATCGCGCGGGCCAGGGTGGCGAGTTGGGTGGGGGTCATAGATTCTGCCTCTTCCATTCTTCAATGCCTGATTCGTCAACTGTCCGGGATTTCCGGCGAGTTGTTTTTTCTTTCCCATTCGCCTGCTTTGAGGAGGAAAGCATTGCGCAGATAGACCCATCACTACAAAAATCTTCTAGCGCTTGCCGAACTGCGTGAGAGTCTTTTGACCTTGACTCGATAATTCTGGCCATTGCAATCATTCCGTCGATTAGTCCAACAGTAATCCCTTCGTCAGACCTGCAATCGGTAGTGGCAACTCCTTCCACCACCGACTCTTGCGTGGCGATTGCCGAACGTATTTCGACAAGCAGTGCGCGCGCGGCATCTTCTGAATCATGGGCAAATGTAAGTAGCCCTTGTGTCCTATCGCAGCCCTCTGTGTAACAAAGCCTGCCGTAGCGTTCGACCATCTTTGTTATCGCTTCAATGTCGTTCATTTTGCGATACCTTCGTCAGCAACCATTCCGAGCGAATCCTCGATATGGTCAGTTGTTCGGGATTCCCTAATACCATCAAGCCATGCAAGTGCTTGCTGTTGTGTCATTCCGTTTAGCGGCTTTAACGGCTCATCATCCGGGACAATGTGATACCCAGGCGGCGCGCCATCGTTTGCCATGTGCCAAACGATGGCAATAGCATCCCATACGGTCTGTATGCCGACGGGCGGGGCAATCCATCGGTGGAAATCTTTGCTATCTCGGAAAGACATGTATTCCTTGACGATTGCCAGTGCTTCTTCGCTTGTCATTTTTATTTCCTCAATGTTGACTTGTGTACGCCCTGAATGCAGCCGCAACCGTCGCAACGGAAACCGACCATAAGTTCTCCGGTATCGGCGTCAAACCAGCAATAGACGCGCCCGTGATTCAACCTGAGCGCGTGCGCTATTGCGTGGATAATTCTCATGCAACCTCCACGCGGTTGCGCAGGTCGTCAAAGTTTGCCGAGGTGGTTGGGATCGAAAACAGGGCCATGCCTTCGCGTTGCTTGGACACCATCACGCGGTCGCTTTTCAGTTCGCGGACGTAAACCGGGCAGTTCTTGTTGAACATCACGCGGTCGCCCACTTGCAGTTCGTCTACTTTGACCAAGGTCTGGATTCGGTACGTCATGATGGGTATTCCTCCGCGTCGCCTGACCAGTACGCGCGCACCTTCGCCTTGAACCGTTCGGCGATAACGGAGCGCATATTGGCCGAACGCATCCGCGCTGCCTTCCGTCGCTCGTTCACACGCGAACTTGGCTTGTGTTGGTGCTTCCGGCCCTTGGTTTTCTTCCATGCGAGGCGCAGTCGCTGTTCAGCCTCGGGCACGTTTCCGTCGAAATCTTGGCGCATCACACACCCCCTGCCGGCTTCGCGGCTGTCAAGTACGTTCCGGCGTTGCATTTCTGGCACCGTTTCCGCAGGCAGGCGCGCGTACCGGCACACGCCTTGCAATCGGTGCAAGTAACGCGGTCGCCAATCGCGTGAACGTGCAGGCACTTGTAGCAGATGCACTCGATCATCGTCCTGCCCCCCTTCGCGGAGGTCTCGACGACGGCAGCCAGTCTTGCGATGGTCCGGTACAGGTCGACTATTGTGGCCGGCTGCACCAGACCGGGGTTCTTCTCGTAGAAGTTCGCCGCCCGGTGGCATAGATCAGCGCACCAGCGCAACGATTCATCCTCCCCGACTGCCGTGCACTTTGGGCAGTCATCATTAAATGAAACTCCGTGCGAGCAATGTCTCGGCATTCTCATGACGGCTTCCCCTCCTTCGCGGCGGCGAGCATGGCGCGGATTTCAGCCACCAGACGATTCCACTCGCCACGGTCGTTTGGTGCCCGTTCCGCGCCAATGCTGGCAAGGTGCATCATGCGGACAACGCGTTCTGCCAGCCCATGCGGGATACGTTCGGCAGTTCGGCTACAGGCGCGCCCATCTTCAAGCGCGAATTCGATGGTGTTTTCCACCGCTGCGATCTTTGAGTATGGCTGCCCTGATTCCTCACCCCACTCAATCTCGCGGAGACCCGCAAGGACGGATAGCGCGACTCTGATTTTCGCAACATCAATCAGTGCGAACCCTTCCGGCACCGCCACCGCCTGCGCAGGCTCGCGGGCGGCGAGGGCGGCGCGTAGTTCGGCAATCGTTTCGCAGGCATAGGTTTTCACGGCGAGCCGCTTGGCAACTGGCACGAAGATAGAACCGCAGCGGAATCGCGGCGACGGCTGATCGCCTCCGACTCCCATCATCTGGAAGTCTACGAATGGCGCTCCGCAATTCGGGCAAGTATCGTCACTCATCACGTCTTCTCCTTGGCCGCGAGGATGGCGGCGTCGATGGCGGCGTCGAATGTCGGGTACGCACTGACTGGTTCAAGCGAAACGAAGTAATGCGCTCGGTACAACG